GTTAGAATTTGTAAAGAAACCATGTAGAAAAGTGTACTCTGATTCTGTAAGGCAAAGCGGTTGTTTTCTGAACCTCATCTTATTGAGTTTCTCCTTACGCTCATCACATCCGCAATCTTCCCCAGCCAAAAACTTTACAGCCTTTTTAATACCAGTAACTTCTGTGATTGCTTCTACTACATCTCCTAGTCCAGTCGGTGCATTCTCTGCGTGTTTCGCTTCTAGTTCTTCCTGAGTCTTAATAGGCTCATCACAAACCTCTGCAACAGCTTTCTCTGCCTCTTGAATATCTTTCTCTATTCTTGCTGCTTTCGCTTGTTCTACTGTTAAGCCTTGCTCAATCTCTTCTGGTGTTCTTCTAAATCTTTTATTTGCCATCTTTATTCTTTTTTATTCCTTGTAAAGTTATCTCATTTGCTATTACCATGTTCAGTATGTCTCGCATTGCTACAAAGTTAGGGCTTTCGCTCTTCATCTCTTCCAGTAGCATTACTGTATAAATGTCTTTCTGATTGCTTAAAAATGCCTTTATCTCTTTCATTGTGTTCGTGTTTATAGTTTATCGTAGTCTTCGTTATTAAAGTCTTCGTAGTCTTCTCCTAAACGCTCTCTAAGCTGGTTCTTACAGAAGTTTACTGTATGGAATATATTTGTTACGCTGATTCTTGTGACTGTGCTTAATGCTCTCATAGACATTCCAGACTCAATGTACAGCGTAAATAGTTCTTTGTTGTATGGATAGCCTTCCTTATCTAAGTTGTTCAGCTCCTCGTATAGCTTCTCAGTTATCTTCGTGTAGCCTCCCTCTCTTTGTTCTTTGTAGTCTTCTGATTCGATAGCTTTGAACTCTGTAATATCGTAGAAGAAAAACTTACCTTTGTCTTTTAGGTAAGACTTGTACATATTGTTTAGTACTCTCCAAATGTAGGACTTGCTTACTTCTCCTTTTTCGTTTATTACTTTCTCTCCAGCGTTGTAATGGTGTAACCTTAAATACATCTCTTGTACTATGTCCTCAGCATGAGAAGTGCATCCCATAGCTTGTAAGAATCTTAGGTACTCATCGTGATACTTTGATACTTTTTCTAGCCAGTCCATTAGTTTTTGTCTTTTAAGGTTGCTGTGAAATGGTCTAGAAACTCATCTTGAGTGATTTCGTTAACCATCAATGCGCTCGGCAAGTCGGTTAAGTATATTACAATGTGGTTTCCGTTCTCTTTTAGATATTCAATTATTGACTCAGCCAGTTCTACTGTATCTTTGCCGTAATCAATAATGTAAAACTTATCCTTCATTTGGTACGCTTTGAGTTTATAGGCTGTCTGTTTAGCTGGTCGTACTCTTTAAGGATTGTAAGAATTTGATTCTTTAGGTTTATTGCTTCGATTGATTCTCTTGGATTCTGAATCTGTTTTATAAGTGCCACGTTTCCACGTGTAAACTTATGCAAGTCTTGAACAAACCCAACAGAAGTTTCTGCGCTTCCGTTAGGTTTGCTCAAAATTGCCATTAATATTTCGTCACTAGAAAGGTAAGTCATTTTTTGCCTCTTCTATATGCGGACTATCTGACATCTCTACTTTGTCACATCTCCAATGGTTCAAACTGTTGTAGACTTTTCCGTTGTACTCTTGTCCTCTTATTGTAAACTCGACCTCTACAACATCTCCAACGTTATTAAACTTAATAAAGTTGTCTACGTGTTCTACATAATCTGCTTTTTTGTACATTCCGAACTTCATACGAGTAACATAGCCACTCTCTGACGTTGTGTCTACTACGTAATCTAATACAGCAGCTCCGTTGTCTAGTACTTTCTTTTCTGTAATCTCTGAAATCGTACCCTTTACTTTAAAATTTTCCATTTTTCTTTACTTTTTTTTTGTTAATATATGAAACTTTTTTAATTAATTAACGTAGTGTTTAAAACTTACCGCTTATTAACTTAGTGTTTTGTAGTATTCTCTAGCCATCTTTACAGCAGTTTTCATCTTCTCAATGTCTTCATCTGTTAGGATAACCTTAAACGCTTTTAATCTCTTCTCCGTTGGAATCTTAGATATATCAAAGTACTCTATTACTTCTCGCTCTGTTTCCTCAGATACTTCTGCACCCTCTCCACGTTTCCAGCTTACTCTTCTCATTTCATCAAGTATCAAGTTCTCTGGAGTTGGAACAAGACAATAACATAGAAAGCTCTCAGTCTTACCAGTTAGCCACATGTACGCCTTGAGCTGCCATTCGTATATGCTGTTCTTTAGTTCAGTATCAAAAAATGGGAATGTAGCAGCAGACCAACTAGATTTAACATCTATAACGCTGTCCTCTGTCAATACGTCTGGAGTACCTAGTACAAAGTCATTCTCAAAATACTCATCATTCTTAAAAAGAAAGTCTTTCTCTAGTAATATGCTTGTAAGCTCGATAGAAGCTTTCTCTACTTCGTTACCTTTATCTAGGTACTTAGAGTTTATTTCTTGCTTAATACCAAACTCACGCTCTAAATATAGCTCTGTAATGTAGCTCTTAGCTCCTTTACTTAGTTCTGGCTCTGCATCTCTCTTGAGTAGTAACGTATCTCTTAGCTCTGCTTGTTTCTCTGTTAGCTTAATCTTAGCCAGTAACCCATTTAAGGTTACCAGCTGCTTCTGAGTGATACTTGTTTTACTATCTGTCGCCATTAGCTTACCAAGCTGTGAGGCTCTTATCTTTAAGTCTTTCATTATCCTAGTTTTTTAAGTTGCTCAGCAGTTAACTTGAAGCCGTTAATAATCTGCTCTTTTTTGATTGTACCTTTCTCGATTGCTGCAAGAGCTTTCTCGAATCTGTCGTTCGGTAATGGCTGCTTCGCTGCGTCTGTATCTACATCAGTCACAATACCGAGCATCGAACTGAGGCTGTAGCGGCGGAAGTACGTCACACCCGAGCCGGCAGATTGGAAAATATTCATACGAGACGCTTCGTCCTGTGGAATCTCTGTAATACTCTCGATAGTCTCACCGGTTTCTACATGGAATAAAATAGTTTGGATTGAATTCCCTTGTAGTAATTGAGTGAATCCTAGGCCATTCTTTGCTAAAATTGGATTGATAACCTCAAAGATAGCTGGAAGGTCAGCATACTTGTAGTTATGGCCGCTAGTTGCTTTCGCAATTACTGGACATTCTTGTTGGAAAGCAGCTAGACTCTTGTAAATGCTTAGCTTTCTCTTCTCTAATTCTTCGTTAAATGTGTTCATAATTTTTGATTTTTGTTTGTAAATATACTATTTATTCTGTAAAGTTTTAAGTTTCTGCTTGTATTCTTTTATAATTTCTTTCACTTGTTCTCTGCTTGGCTTGTATTCTTGATGAGCTAGTTGATGCAAATAAAACAATCTATCCGCTCCTATTCGTTTTTCTATACCTATTTGATATTCTATAAGGTTTCCATGCCTATGTCTGTTACAAAATACACATTGTCCATGTACGTTGTCTTCGTGAAAAGTTACGTTTTTGTGACTCGTGCTGAAATAGTGACCAGCATCGAACTTACCAACTAACAATCTGTTACAACTTATGCAAGGCTTGTCTTTATCTCTCTCTCTTATAAAAGCATTAAACGCCTTTTGCGCTTCCTTCATCAAATCTGAAACAGTTTTAAGCTCTTCCTTCTTTGCTTTCTTTTCCTTGTTCCACTTTTTTAAGGCTTTCTTTTGTAGCTCCTCGTAGTATTTGTCGTTACATGGATTCTCTATGCAGTACTTTCGATTAAAAGATACTGGCTTAAATTCGTCTCCGCAGTTTTTACATTTCATTTATTAGATTTTTTATTGGTAGTAAAATACCTTTACTCGTATTGGAGTCTCCTCCTTTTACGTCTCTATTTGTGTTTAAATATCTTCTACAAATATTTTTTAGTTCTATGGTTTCTATTAAAAACAGTCTATAATCTGAAATAAAAAAACAATAGTAGTCAGCTTTACTTTTTGCTATTCCACTTTTATTGCCTCTTGATTCGTACTCTATAAAAATATTACCAGTCTTAAACGCTTTTAAGTCTCTCTTAATTTCTATTTTTTTGTTTTGTAGTATTTCAGCTAGTGCTTCCTCAGCTACTTGACCTACTTTTAAGTCATAGGCAAAATTAGAATTAAACTGCATTATGATAAAGTTTTAAATTGTGAGTATGGTCTTAACTTTTTCATGCTTCTCAAGTCTCTAGCTCTTACCTTAGAGTAAACCTTTTCTATTATGCCTTTTATCAAATGCTTGTTTTCTATCTTAACTGGGAACTCAAAGTAATCTATTTCTATAATGTAGTATTCGTTAGCTAGTTTCTCCAGCGTTCCAATAATTTTACCATCGCTTAATATCTCGCTTTGGTAGTCTGTCAATTTGTTAAAATAAATCATAATTTAAAAATCTTCGTTTATAAATGTACTTAAATCTGCTAAAGGTTTCCTCTGTGGCTCTGCAAATTTCTTTTTTCCGTCAATAAATTCATAGAAAGCCCCTTGTTTTATGTCGTATTGCAAAGAAGTTAAGCCTTGAACTCCTACAATTTTAGGCTTTGCCTTGTTTATTTTAATGTCTGTAACGCTACTTCCAAACTCTCTATGCACAATTATAATACTTTTACCATTGTTTGCCCATTCAGAACCTCCTTTTAAGTCGTGCATGTCTGGCATCTGTGTTTTACCATCCACCTTCTTACCGCTTTTAGGGTGTATGATTGTATGAAAGTGCAAAGCGTTTCTTTCAGCTAGTTCGTTTCTAAAGCTTAAAGTATCTTCTAGCCATTGGTCGTATCTTAAAAGTCCTACATCATGCTTCATATAGTTCCAGCTATCAATCACAGCTGAGAATATACCTAGCTCTTTTTTATTGTCTGCTGAGAACTGCCAAAACTCTTTTGGAGTTAACGCTTTTGAGTTATTCGCTTTCTTTGGGTCTAGTATTTTAAAGAACTCAAGAACAATAGGTAAGTAATGGTCTAGCTCTTCTGGAGTTACTCTATTTTCAATTAGTCGTTTATTGCCATCTGAATCAATATAAAACTCTTCAAACTGTTTACCACTCATTTTGTGTATTAGCTTTCCTATAATCTCCTCAATAGTACCAGCATCTGGCATATGGATAAGGTGCTTATGTCTGTAATGCCTAGAGCAAAATTTTAAACAGTCTAGTAGTACCTCTGTTTTACCGCTTCCAGGAAGTCCAGACCAATCAGTACAGCCTCCTTCTTTGATGCTATACAAACTTCCTAGCGTATTAAATCCTAAGTAGTATGTAACGCCTCCACCAGTATGGTAGTAATCCTTTAGCCGTTCTTTTATTTCGTTTTCCTTTACAATGTCCATAATTCAGCCTTTTTGTTTATGTTCCAAATTTAACCTTTTTACTCTATCTTCCAAAGATTCTTTAATAGGTTCAATAGGTTTTGTATATCGTTCGTTTAAATACTTGAGCGTATTGGTTAAGGTAGACTTCCAGTTTTTAATAGGTCTATTGATTCCGTTTCTGTTAATACTCCAGTCATTATCTACCCAAGAATAGTATCTAAGTTTTACATCTTCAGGACATACGTTAGGCTTTCTTTTTAATGCGTGTTTTAAGTACTCTTCTACACTAGGTACTGAGTCTTTATTTACATTATTTACATTATATACATTATTGTTAGTTGTTGTTCGTTTGTTGTTCGTTTGTTGCTGGTTTGTTAGTTCGCTTGTTAGCAGTTGATATTTCAGATAGTTAACTACTTGAATCTTAGTGCCTTGCGAAGTTGAAACGCTTGTTATTTCGTTTGTTGATTTTAGACGTTTTATACTTGTGCGAATTTGTTGAACACTTAGTCCAGTTTGCTGAGATAAAACACTCAAACCAGTAACCAGCTCCCCAGCTTTTATGGTCGTTCCTTTGTACTTCCTTTGCTTGTGGTTTGCTTTTAATAGTAAATACATAAACAGCCTAAAAGTATTGTGGTCATCGAACCACTCCCACTCTAAGATTTGCCTATGAATTTGAATGTATCCTTTCATTAGTTATAATTTTTAAATTGCTGCTGCAAGTTAATAAAATCTGTATAACTTTGACAATTTAAAAACTGTTGCTCAAAAGTAAACACATTAAAATCTTCTCTTAACCTATCTTCTATTTCTTGGTAATCTGGGTATTGCCTTAGATTATCGTAGTGCTTACGCATATAGATTGCCCAATCATGCTTACGCCCAAACATCCTACCAGTTTCTGTAAGATTCAAGCCCTCCTCTTTCAGTAAATGACAAATAATAGCCCTAGTATTTACTATCTCTCTTACTCTGTTTGGCTTTTTTAGCTCTTTCCCTTCAATGTACTCTTTGATTTTCTGAATTTTTGTATTCATTTTATTTTGATTTTATAGTTAATAATTCTTCTCTTACGTTTTGGAACACTTCATTAAATGTAGCACGTTGCGCTGGTTGTATTGTTTTAGC